GGTGCAAAAAAGAAATTAGGTGGTGCAGTTAAAAAAATGTTTAAGAAAAAGAAAAAGTAATGGCAATTAAAAAAACAACAACTAAATCAACACCGGCTAAGAAAACAAGTTCTTCAGTTGGTATTTCTATTTTTGGTGGTAAAGCTGATATGAGAAAGTATGAAATTGAATCTGCTATGTCTACATTACAAAGAGCTTCTGAGATTCAGAAGAATACTAAGTTAATGGCAGATGTAAAAAAGATGGCAGCTGAAAAAGCAAAGGAGTTTACTAATATTGCAGCAGGTAAAAAGATTTAATCATGGACAGAATAAAAAGATTAAAAGAAAAAGAAACAAGACTTGTAACCAAAGGTAACAAGGCTGTTGATGAAGGTAGAGATAAAAAAGCAGATAGAATATTAGGTAGAGCTGCTAAAGTAGAAAACCGTATTATTAAACTATCTGAGAGAAAAAAAGGTGGAGCCATTAAATCTAAAAAGAAAAAGTAATGGCAAAGACTGCAGCATTTTATTCAGTGTATTGTTTTACAAATAATATTAATAATAAAAAATATATTGGTATTACTTCTGATGTAAAAAGAAGATTTAAACAACATAAAAGAATGAGAAGCAGAGCTGTTGTTTTTTGTTTGGCTATTAAAAAATATGGATTTGAAAATTTTAAATTTGAGATATTAAAAGAAAATTTAACTTTAAAAGATGCAAAACTATTTGAAGTACAGTTTATTCAAGAATTAAACTCTATGGTTCCAAATGGATATAACAGAACAAAAGGTGGTGACTCTTCTGTAAAACATACATTAGAAAGTATTGAAAAAATAAAAGAAAAAAATAGGCTTTATAGATTAAATAATCCAGACCCAAGAAAAGGAAAAAAACATTCAGAAGAAACTAAAAAATTACTAAGTAAGTTAGCATTTGAAAGAACAGATAGACTAAAAGGTGATAAACACTGGAATTATGGAAATAAAACTAGTGAATCAACAAAACAAAAAATGAGTATTAGCCAAACATTAGGTAATAATGGTTTTGCAAAAAAAGTTATAGATTTAAATACTAATATTGTTTATTCTTGTATAAGTGAAGCAAAACAAGTATATAATATTAGTCATTCATTTATAAGCATGGTTTGTTCTGAAAAAAGAAAAAGTGATAAATATAATTTTAAATACTTAAAAGATTATGAGCAAGAAAAGTGTCTCACTGTCAATATCTAGAGGTGAAAAATCTAAAAGTGGTGGGCTTACACAAAAAGGTGTAGATAAGTATAATAGAACTACAGGTGGAAATATGAAGACAGCTGTAACTACAAAACCTTCTAAGCTTAAAGCAGGAAGTAAAGATGCTAAGAGAAGAAAAAGTTTTTGTGCTAGAATGTCTGGTATGCCGGGCCCTGCTAAAAAACCAAATGGAGAGCCTACAAGAAAGACTCTTGCATTAAGAAAATGGAACTGTTAAAATATATATATTATGAAAACTAAATGCATGAGTTGTGGAGGAACAGCAAAGAAGATGAAAAAAGGTGGTATTACACAAGACATAGTTGGTATGCCTGGATATAATGCAAGAACAGATACCATGAAAAAAGGTGGTGCTGTAAAACCTAAGATAAAAATGATGTCTGGTGGATCATTAAAAGCAGTTCCTGCAGATAAAGTAGGACTAGCAAAACTACCTACTGCTGTAAGAAACAAAATGGGCTACATGAAAAAAGGTGGTGTTAAGAAAAAATAGTAATGACAACTAAAAAGAAGTCAGACAAAAACTGGATACAGGGTGTAACAGCTTCTATTAAACGTAGAGGTACTGCTGGTAAATGCACTCCTATAACTAAAAAATCTTGCACTGGTAAAGCTAAAACATTAGCACTTACTTTTAAAAAAATGGCTAAAAAGAAATAAGACATGCTCAATAGCACTATTACCATAAAGATAAAACAGCGTATCAATAAGCTTGACAGTCAAGATTATGACAACATAACCTGCTGGCAAGTAGTTGAGTCTTTTAATAAAGCTCAGGTTGAATGGTCTAGAAGACAACTTCATGGTATTAATATGACTAAAGAAGGTGATGAAGGTTCAACAAGAAGAAAAGATGACTTGCAGATATTGCTTGAAACGTTTGATTTAAACATTGCAAATAAACAATATTATTATGCAGGAAAACTTCCTGAAGAATATTTACAGTGGAAACGTGTAGATATTTTTTCAAAAAAAGGATGTTGTGATAAAAGATCAATGATGGTATATCTTGCTGAAGAAGGAAATCTTAGAGAATTACTTAGAGATAAAGGAAAACAACCTAGTTTTGAATGGGCTGAAACTTTTGCTACTTTAAAAGGGGGTGATGTTAATTTATATACTAATGGAGATTTTGATATAGAGTCTGCACAATTAGTATATTATAGACAACCTATTAAAATACAAATTACCGGATGCTCAGATCCTTATACAGGAATCACTTCTACTACAGATGTACAATGTGAATTTAAAGATGATATTATAGAACTAATAATTGATGAAGCAGTAAGTATTTTAGCAGGGGATATAGAATCCGGTAATCAATTCTCTAGAGGTACAGAAGGTGCTGAAAGAAATAATTAATTAAAAATATTTGGATATTAAAAAACTTTTTACTATATTATAGTATATTTATTTATTAACTAAAAACAAAAAACAATGTCTTATTTTAATCATGCCTATAGAAAGGTCCTTTTGGGAACAGGAGGAGTTTCTGCGTTAGATGGTGTTCAGTTAGGTACTCCAACTGCACCAGGAGCTTTTACTTATAATGAGTTGGCCCCAGCTGCAATCACATTTATTAACCCAGATACTTTTGAAGTTTCACCAGATGCTGAAACTGATCCATGTTGTGCAGTTATTGTTGCATCAGGTTCAATTTATCCAAAGGATAAAGTTGGTAAATTTCATGGAGGATATCAAGAGTCTAACAAAACTAAAACTATCAAACCTCAGTATGTGAGTAAGTATTGGTATGTTGAAGCTAATGATCCTTCTAAATATGTAACTAATGTTGGATACACTCCTTGGAATGTTGCTAATCCACCTTCAAGTTCTAATCCAGGAGAAACTGGTGGTACTTGTTGTAAAGAATTTTTATGTGGTGAAACTTACTATTTACGTTTAGATGTTAAAGGTTCTCCAGCATTAAGATTATTAGATCATAATGCTTACTTAACTCTTGAAGCATATACTGGATGTTGTCCAGATTCTCCAGATGATCCTGCTATTGCACCGGTACCTGTAGATCCTAGAATAGTATATTTTGCTTGGGCAAATCAAATTTTAGAATCTCCAATCATCAATCCTTTTGTATATCCAATAGTAACATTCTATGATGACGCTACAGGAAATTGGATTTATTACTATCCAAATACAGTTGATGTAACTACATTACCAGCACCAGGTGCTGGAGTAACATATCAAAACTATTCTGATTGGTCTCCTGAAACATATACAACTGATATGTGTGCTGGATTTACTTTAACTGGTGCTTATGAAGATACTAAGTTTGGTGACTGTACATTCCAAGTTTCTGACTATTATGGTTTAGAGCCAGTAAGAGTATATGCTTCTGAAGTAGACTATACAGGTTCTCCATGTGAGTTCCAAACACTTTGTGTAGGTGTAGAATGTTATGGTTTACAAGCTAATGGAGTTGGAGAAACTGTAGCAAGGGATTTCATCTTGTCAGAATCTTACAGACAAAACTTCTTTGCAACTGACTTCAGGATCCGTGAGATTACTCAAGGTGATGCAATTGTAGGATGTAATGGATATATTAATAGAAATTCACTTTATGATAGAATCTATATACTACATAATGTACCACGTTTCTATAATCCATCTGGTACATTTGATAATGATCAATACTTAGTAGAGATTATTGTTGACCAAGGTGATATTAATAGTCCAACTGGTGTTTGGGATGCTATAAATGATTGGTTAGATGCTTGTACTACATGTACTGCAAAACCAACTGTTACTGGTAGCAATTGTGAACTTCCACTTGTACCTTTCCCAGGTGATGAAGTTCCAGGTTAATTAAAGTTTTATAAACTCATAAAAGGAGAGTGAGAGTATAACCTCTTCCTCTCCTTTTTTTATATATAGTTATATGGCAAATCATGTCTTAAGTTTAGAAATTCCTACAGTATCAAATCCTTGTGTACTTAAGATATTTGATACAAGTGTATATTCACCATTAGTAGGATTACATAATCCACGATTAGAAATAGTTATTCCAGGATTTACATATACTGCAGAATTATCTTTTATACCTAATTCTACTCCTACACTTACAGCATGTGATTTAGGATTACAAACAGAAAATTGTGGTACCTCTTATGTTAATTTGCCAGATGGTATTTATGGTATTAAATATATTGTAGATCCAGAGTGTCAAGTATTTGTAAGTTATAATCATCTAAGAATAACTTGTGCTCTAAATAGATACGAAAAAATACTTTGTACTTTAAGTATCTCAGATTGTGATCCTCCAGCACAAATTAAACAAAAGCTGAGAGATCTTCATTTAATTAAAATGTATTTAGATGCAGCAAAAGCAAAAGTAGAAACATGTCATGAAAATCAACAAGGTATGACATTATTTAATTATGCTGTTAAACTTTTAAATAAATTTGAATGTAAAAATTGTTAAACCACAAAACCAACTAAAATGAGTACATGTCCAAACTGTAAAAAAAAATTATCATGTGGATGTCAAAAAAGAAAAGCAAGCAATGGTAGAGAAGTATGCAGTAATTGTTTAACTAGTTATGAAGCAACAGTAAATAATAAATCAGCAACAACAGTAAATGTTCCTGAGTTAACTAGTTTAAGAAAAGAAAAATATAGAAATTTAAATAAATTTATAAAGTAAATGTCAATTCCAGGAACAGGATTTACAAGCCCTTATGTTGAAATAGTTAACTGTTGTAATACATCAGATAGAGGACTTTTTAATATAGAAGGATTAGATTACATAACATTTGTAGATGGTGTGTATGAATATACAGGTGCTGGTTTCACTCTTGCAGGAATGACATTTGTAGCAGGTAATTGTTATACTATAGTTTATCCTGGAAATGATAATGTTTCATATCCTATAATATCTGCTATTAACTATGCAGACTTTAGTTTATTTTCAAATGATCTTGAAGACGGGTGTTTAGAATGTGTAAACTGTGATGCTTTATCATTAACTAAATTAGTTTTTACAAGCTGTTGTGATAGTGTACCACAAGTAGAAACTTTAGGACAATTACCAATTGGACTTACACAATTAATAATTAGGTATACAGGATCTTTAGTAAATGGTTTTCAAAATTTGTGTTATGTTGTAACACAAGAAAATAGTACACCTGAAGAACAAGCAATTTTACCTCCACAACCTCTTACATCTTCATATGTGATACTATCAAATGATCTTGAAGATGCGTGTGATGATTATAAAGTTCCTGAATGTCCTGAATGTCCAGATCCACAGTGTTATACTTTAGTTAATTGTGATGGTGGTTTTATTAATACTTGGCAAAATTTATCAACTTATGTCGGTCAATATGTAACATTAGTAGGTTACACAGGAACATTCTTTGTATATGAAAATGATGGTGAATGTAAAAATGCAGTTATATCTGTTGAAATTGATGACAGAGCTGATCCTTGTCCTTGTTTATGTTATGAAGTTGAAGGAACTTTAAGTAAATTATTATATGTAAATTGTGATAATGAAGTAATTAAGGATCCTACTATAACTAAATTCTGTTCAACTATTTACCCAATTTATCAAGGTAAACCTGGTGAATTTCAAATAATTGAAGGAGAACTTTGTGAAGATGGTATGTGTCCTACAGTATGTTATACACTTACTAATTGTTCTACTGATGAAGTTATATATTCTACATCACAATTACTTTATCAATATTTTAATACAGGCTCTGTAGTTACATTACTAGGATATGAAGGATGTTGGGAAATAGGAGAAAGTGAAGCAACTAATTGTGATTGTATTACTGTAACTATAGAAGATAGATTAGGAGTAAATGAATATACTGCACTTAATATTGGAACTTATAATGGATGGGACACTTGGAAATTTACAATTGGTACTGATGATTTCTTTATTTGGAATAGTGGTATAAATCCAGTTAATAATTGGACAATTACAATTGATGACTGTTGTGCTGCTCCTGGTGCTACTTATGCTGAAAGTAAATTTAGTGGAGATTGTCCAGAAACAATAAGTGATGGTACTTTAACAGGTTGGGTTATTAATCAAACCTTGCGTGATCCTTGGATAAATATTCAGACAGAAAAATGTGCAGGTCCATGTGAATGTCCAGTAGATGTTACTGTTATTCAAGAATTTGAAGATTGCCCTAGTTGTGTACCATATGTAGCTTATAAACTTCAAAATTGTGAGAAGATATATGAAGTACAATATACTACTCAAGATTTATCAGCATATCTTGGACTTGTAATTAGAGATGATTGTGGATGTTGGACAATTACGGAAATAGATTATGTACCACCCTCAACTACACTTATTACAGTAGATGCATCATTTAAAACATGTTCTGTTTGTGCATCTGTTGTTTATAAACTTACAGATTGTCTTAATCCATTAAATATTATTTATTCTACTACAGATTTATCAGAACAGATAGGATCAGTTATAAAAATAAAAAATTGTGATTTATGTTTTAGTGTTGCAATTTTAGTAGACTATACTGATTTAGAAAATGTAGAAAATGTTATTGTTGTAGAAGAATATGAAAGTTGTAATGATTGTATTGATTTACCATGTCAATGTAGCACAATTACTAATTATTCTACAGAAACAAAAACATATGCTTATATAGATTGTGAATATAACAGTTTTGAAATAATACTTGAGTCTGGTCAAACTAGTGATAGAATATGTCTTTTACAATGGTCTGTAGTAAATACTCCACCAATTGACTGTGATTGTATTACTCTTAGTATTAATGGTGAGAGTAGTGCACCATTTTATATAACTTCTTACGATATTAATGAGAATCCTGTGTATACATCATTTCTTATGGCGTATAGTACCTATGAAATAAACTTTAATATAGTAACTCAATGTTGGGATTTATATATTGCACCAAGTGAAGTTCCTATAGCTTCACTATGTAACACTCCAGAATGTCCTGTTGGAGTTTTTATTAACGTTTTACTTAATCCTAATACTTATTCATCTACACTTTGTAATGTCCAACCACCTGTTCCATCAGATTTTGTTTGTACTGATCATATTCAATACTTTGGTAATTGTCAACATGGAGTTTGTCCACCACCAGTTTTTAAAAACAATAGAACTGTAAGACCAGGATATAACACACCTATATGCACGCCTGCAAAATATGATGAAATTACATGCAATTTTGCAGATATCATATATAAGATAGTTCTTGAAAAAAGATATGGTATTACTAACTGTTGTCCTGATGGAGATGATAGATGGTTAATACAAAAAGAACTAATAGACTTACAAGCTTTAAAAGATCCAAACTATAATTGTCCAAGTTGTCCATGTTCTTGTAATTCTGGAAATACATATTCTACTTGCAATTGTAAAAAATAATTTGTATATTATAATAAGATAAAAGTATGAAACCTTTAAATTTAGATAATAGACCGTGTTCTCCTGTATCATCTAATTGTGTGATATGGCAAGGTCCTACATTAAATTGTATTAACTTATGTACAGGTGATACTATATCTGATGTAATGGCCAAAATGGCTGAAGAATTATGTACTCTTTTAGATCAAACTAATGTAGATAATTATGATCTTACATGTCTTGGTGTAACAAGTTGTGGACCAAAAGATTTTCAAGCTCTTATTCAATTGCTTATTGATAAAATTTGTGAGTTAAATAATATAAATCCAGATGGTACAAAAGATGAGCCAGCTTGTCCAGATTGTGTAGTTTCTGTTGCTCCTTGTTTTATTGTAGGTACACAAACTACTATGCAACTAGTAGACTATGTTCAAGCAATAGCAAATAAAATATGTGCTCTTATCACCGAAATTGCAAGTATAAATAATACAATAGAACAGATTGAAATTTCTATTATTGACCTTCAAGATCAAATAGATAATTTACCTACATTTACATTACCTTCAATATTAGTTGATTGTGATTTAAGTGCTACAATTACTGCAGGAGGATCCTATCAAATTGATGCTGTTCTTGCTGCTTTAATTAATGATGATACAAATGGTTATTGTGCTTTAATAGCTGCTACAGGTTTACCGACTGAGTTATTTACTGCAATTACATCTCAATGTATTGTAAATGGTGATACTACATTAAGTAATCCAGCTGTAACTTATGCATCTCTTACAGGATGGGTATCTTCTTTGACAGTAGATACTGTAGCAGGAGCTATTAGTAATTTATGGCTTGTTGTATGTGATCTTTATAATGGTTTTATTAGCGCGGTTCCTCCTACTGCAGTTGTAGTAGCAGGTACTGGAATAATTGTAAATACTTCTACAGTAGGTACAGTTACTACATATCAAGTATCAGAAGATCCTAAACCGGGATTAAGTGTATTTTTATCTCCACCTGCTAATATATTTAATACAGCTCCTGGACTAAATACAGGTAGATTATGTGATGGTTCTATTCAAGTAATGTCAAGTATAGAATATAATGATTTTGGTGTAGCTTATGATGCTACAACAGGAATTTTTACAGTGCCTACAGATGGTGTATATCAAATAGATTTTTTTATCCATATGACAAGAGATACTGCTTCAGGTTGGTTTGATGCTGCTGTTCCAGGAATGATTACAGCTGGAATCGTAAGTGCAACAGGATGTAATTTTTATTGTGTAAATAATAACTCTCCTGTAGTTATACAAAAACATTCATCAATAAATGGTTCTTTTACTAGAAAATTAACACTAGGAACACAAATATGTTTAAAGGTAATCAACTTAACAAACTTTGATTATTTAAGTGAGACTGGTGATGTAGCAAGATTTTCAGTACAAAGAGTAAACTAATATATATATAAATTAATTAAATAAAAATAAAATGGCAACTCACACATGTAATCAAAACTGCGGCTGTTCAAACAGTTACACTGTAACTGCACCTTGTCCACCAGCATGTTCAGAAGTATTTAATGCAGCTTGTATTGTATATACAGGTACCGATATAACTTGTAATACAACTACAGTAATTAGTAGATATGACTATCTAGATACAGTAATTACTAAATTAGTAAACTATATCTGTAATACAGTAGGTCCTGTAACCACGGTTGTAGGTTCTACTTATATTGACGTTGTACCAGCAACCGTAGGTAATGTAACAACATATACAGTATCAGTTGATATTCCGGCTTTACAAGCTTACTTTGATATTATTATTGCACAAACTATTGCAGCATCATTTTTTGCTGGTCCTGGTATTGATGTAGCTGTTAATCCTATTACAAGTGCTGTTACTGTATCTCATGAAGATACATCTTCTGTTGCTAATTTAAGTAGTGACAATTCAGGTAATAGTTTCATCCAAGATATCTTTTTTACATTTGATACTTTTGGTCATGTAACTGGTGCATCAGTTATACCAGGAACTGTAATTCCACCAAATGATTTTGATAGAGCTCAAATTAATCCAGATTCAGGATTTGTTTGGGGACCTGCTAATGATCCTACAAATATTCAAATTGCTGAAGCTCCTGGAGATACATTAAACTTTGTAGCAGGAACAGGTATTACTCTTAATGCAAGTACTGTACCTGGTACAGATGCAATAAGAATCACTAACTCTGCTCCTAATGTTGACCAAAATTTATGGTTAACTCTTGAAGCTGATACGGGTAGTGCTATAGCTGCAACAAGTCCTATAGATGCATTAACAGTAGCAGGTGCTAATGGTATTATTACAAATACTACGGGTACAACCTTAACTATTACATCTCCTGTAAACAGAGATAGTACTAGTGTTACAGCTCAAGTTATAGCTTTAGCCACTCCATACAATTTAACACATACTTTAGGTCAACAGTTTGTATCTTTAACTATAATTAATACAGCTACTCAAGGTGATGTTACAGGTGGATTTGATATTATTTATAGTGGTGTTGGTACATACAGTATAGAAGAAAATGCTGGATTTACTGGTACAGTAAGAGTATTAGCAATAGGCTAAAAAGAAGTTACAGTTGTTGGTTTCTGTGGCAACAAAGCATTACCCTCACACTTGTGGGGGTTTTGTTTTTTACTTACATTTGTTAATGTCAATTATTTTTAGTATATTAATATGAAGGAATTTAATCAACCCAATGTAAAAGCTCCAAGGTTTAGACCTAAAGTATATAATGTTTTAGAAAAAGAGTTCTTTGACAGTTTTAAAAAAAAATTTCCTAGATATACCAATCTAGATAATAGTGTATTAAAAAATATTATAAAAACTTATAATAAAATATTATTTAATACAGTAATTGATACAAGAGATGGTATACAGTTGCCTGAATCATTAGGATGGTTATTTATTGGTACATGTCAAACTAGTAAGAAAAAAAATATAGATTTTAATAAATCATCAAAATATGGAGTAATAATAACAAATTCTAATTTAGGTACTGATGGAAAACTAGCTAAAATATTTTATAGTAATAGTGCAAATAAGCACAAAATTAAAAATAGAGAATTTTGGGGATTTGCTGCATGTAGAGAATTTAAAAGAGCTGTAGCCAAATCATATTCTGAAAACTGGAATATGTATTTAGTACTAGAACCTAAATTACAAATTAAAGCACAATATAATAAAACTGTTTATAAAAACATATTGAAAACAAAAACTCAATATGCTTTAAAAAATTATAATGAATTTGATATATGACAACAATTGGAGAAGCCATATCAAGAGTTAGAAACACTTTAAAAGCTGTTAAAGAAGATCCTTTTTTAACTGATAGAACAATATATTCTTTATTAATTAAATATGGTCAAACTTTAATAAAAAGAGAAGATAATCAAATGAGACTTATGAAAATAAGTTCTCTATTTTCAGTAGTACCTTATGTTGAACTTATTGATGTAGATAGGATAGAAGCTGGTTGTATTGGAATATATTCAGGATGTTACTTTAAAAGAACTAAAGAAAAAATTCCTTCAATTCTTACTGGTACAATAGGTCCTATAATACGCAATGTATCTTCAATAGACGGTAGTCAAAGTGTGCAAGAAACTAATCCAGTTACTTGGATTTCTATAACTAGAACAACAACTTTTAAGTATAACAGAAGACCATACTTTTGGTATTTAAATGATTATTTGTATTTACCTAATGTTGATTGGGACGCAGTTAGAATAGAGGCTATATTTGAAGGAGATATATTACAGTATCAATGTGATGATAACTCAGATTCCTGTTTATTAAGACAAGATCAACCTTTATCTTTTCCAGAATATTTATTTGCGGAAATAGAACAATTTGTAATTAAAGAATTAACAATGGCTATTCAAGTACCAACAGATGGTTCAGATGATAGTCAAAATGTACTTAGATAATGGATTATAATTACACACTTAGGTATCGCACATTTGACCAGTTATTGGAAGATGTTTCTGTAGATTTAACTACAATAGCTTTAGAAAATATGATAGAGCCTCAAACTCTTATCAAGTTAGCTAAGAAATTAAATTATGATTTAGGATTAAGAATAAATCAACAAAAAGAAATTATATTAGATGTATCTCATGGAAAAGTAAAATTGCCTGATGATTTTTATACATTTAATTTTGCATTTGTATGTGGAGAACATACAATCAGTAATGGTTATAATGGATATGTAGGTGGTACAAATATTCAAGAAGTGCCTTACGTTGAAACTCCTTCTACTGTAGATATATGTGCACCTATTACAATTAATTGTTCTGTTTGTAATTCTAATCCTTGTAATCATACCGCAGCTTGTCCAAATAATACTTGTCCTAATACATTGACTACACCTATTATTCCAACAACTTTTGATGCAGTAAATCCATACGGTGATACATGCATACGGCCAAGAGTATTTATGAATTGTAAAGGTGACAAATATGAATTAATTCAAGTAATAAATACGGGACAGACCCTTACGTATAATACCTTACTCCCATTAAGAATGAAGGCAAGTCAAGGTATAGAATGTGATTGTCCAAATTTATATTATAATTCTATAAATGAAGGTTGGATTAAAAATAATTATTTATTTACTACATTTCAAACAGGAAAAGTATATTTAAATTATCAAGGTCAAATGGAAGATGATGATGGAAATTTGTTAGTTCCAGATCATGATTTAATAAATGAATATTATGAATATGCTTTTAAACAAAGAATTTTTGAAAATCTTTATATGAATGGTGAAGATGTAGTACAAAAACTTCAGTTTGTAGAACAAAGATTAAGAACTGCTAGAAATCAAGCATTGAATATAGTCAATACACCTAACTTTAAAGAAATGGAAAAATTATGGTGGACTAATAGAAGAGCTATGTACTCTAAATATTATGATATGTTTAAATCACATAATCCTAACAATGCCTTTTACAATAATTTAGGACTTAACAGAGTATAGCATTATGGCAAAAACTTTAAATAATAGTGCCCAAATTATTAATCAAACATTTATAAAAGGTCTTAATAAAGATTCTGATCCTTCATTTATAACTGACGGTATGTGGATGCATGCACGTAATGCTGTAAATAATACATCAGAAGGAGATACTGGTACATTGTCAAATGAAAGCTCAAATTATTTATGTATAACAGCAGGTGCTACAATGCCTGTTACTGCAGTAGATAAATATATTATAGGAGGTATACATTTATATAGTGATGTGTGGGTAATATATACAGCGGGACATGATCTCCAAGGTGTACCTGTTATGTCAGAAATTGGTTTACTTGAAGAAAGTAAATGTTTTTATAGACCTATAGTACAAGATAAATGTTTAGGTTTTGATAAAAGATTTTTAATATCAGGTTCCTCTAAAGAAAAAGAAGATTGTTCTTGGCAAGTATATTGGGCTGATGGTTTGAATCCTGATAGATTTTTAAACATAGGAGATCCACAAACATGGCCTGATCCTTCTATATATTTTTGGTCAGTTGTGCAAAGTAATTATATAAGCACTGTTAATCAATATACAAATTTTGATGATTCTTTTGATAAAATACTTTGGCCTGGTGTTACATGGCTACAAAAATGTACTCCTATAACTGTAAATAATCCTTGTGAGCTTTGTGAAAACATTAATATTTTAGATTGTGACAGAATAAGATTAGCAAGATTAATGCAGACACCTTGTCTTAATTTAACTTTAGGTGTCTCAGGTGGTACATTACGAAATGGTACTTACTTTGCAATGATTGCATATACTATAAAAAGCCAAAAAATAACAGATTATTTTTCTCAAAGTAATTATCAATTTGTATATAGTTTTGAAGATTTACAAGGTTCTTTAGACTTAGAAATAAATGCTGATTCAGAAAATTTTGATGAGTTTCAATTAGTAATAGTACAATGCATAAATAATGGTACTGTTGCTAAACTCATTGGTGTTTATTCTACTAATACTAATAGAATAACTTTAGATCAAATTAAAGAAGATGCTCTTTCTATACCATTAACAGATTTACCATTACAAACACCTATTTTTGAAACATCAGAACAGATTGCTGAAGTAAACAATTATTTATTAAGAATAGGTGTAACATCAAAATTTGACTTTAATTATCAACCTTTAGCAAACTTAATCAGAGCCCGTTGGGCATCTGTAGAATATCCAGCTAACTATTATGTAAATGGTGGTAATAAAACAAGTTACTTAAGAGATGAAGTATATGCTTTCTTTATTCGTTGGGTTTATGATACAGGAGACAAGTCTGCATCTTATCACATTCCTGGAAGACCACCTCAGAATGTTATTATTCCAGGAACTACAAATGTTTATTCTGAAGATTCAACAAATTATAATGGTCAAAATATTTTATATTATGATGCTACTGATCCATTAAAAACAGAACAAGTATTTGAAGTTTATAATACAGCAAGTACTTCACCACCAGTAAGTATACCTGGTACTGAATTAATAAATGGTAAAAGAGTTTTACCAGATGGCGGTATAGTAAATAGAGTTGGTGAAATGGGTTATTGGGAATCAACAGAAAGTTATCCAGATAATCAAGAAGAGATATGGAATCCTAGTGAGTATTGTTGGACAGGTTTAAATGGTGCATCTGGATTATATGATTTGTGTGGTAAAAAAATAAGACATCACAAATTTCCTGATAATACAATTGATCCTCATTACACACCTAATATTAATTCAACAGGTTCGCAAGTAGATATACCTAATATTAGGATATTAGGAGTTTACTTTGAAAACATAACATTTCCAAAAGATAATGATGGGGTTGATATTCCTGGTGTTGTTGGTTATGAAATTTTAAGAGGTTCACGAGAAGGTAATAGAAGTATTATTGCTAAAGGAATGATAAATAACTTCCGTACTTATGAAGATATTGGAGCATATAATAATAATACATCTTCAGTAAGAACAACTGGTTTATACTTAAATCATCCTTTTAATTGTATAATTCCTCCAAATAATACTAATAATCCCACTGACCATAACTATAGATATAATGATCCTTTTATTAGGATACCAGATCCTAATGATAATGATCCACTTGACGCTGGTGGTAAAGTAACAAATCAAAATATACCTGATGATATAATTTCATTTCATTCTCCAGATACTACATTTAGAAATCCTTTTTTATCTACTACTGAAATTAAAATATATGGTTATCTAACAGGAGTATCTGATCAAAGATTTGTAGAACCATCAAGACATCCTCAGTTTAAACTTATAAGTGATCAAGCATGGGCTACAGCTTTATTTGTAGGTTTAGGAGAAGCGATAGTATCTTTAATAGGTAAAAGAACTTATAATCAACCTGGAGGTTCTTTTACTGCACAATATCAATTACCAGAGATACCAGGTGGTGGTACTATAATTCCTGCTTTACAAACTAATATTTTAGATATTCCTATATTTAATGGTCTTGTTACATCAGCTGACACATCATCAAATCTTTATGATTCACTAAATGGATTTTTATCAGATGCTTTTTTAGGTACAAATTTACAACAAGATATACTAGCACAATTTAATCAAGGTTCTTTAATACTCGGTGCTGGAAACTATACAGCACCTTGGTTATCTACTGATACTAATGCTAATTCATATTTACCACAATCTTTAGAAATAGGATTTAGTGTATTAGGTGCCGTAAATAAATTTGCATATTATTTTTCAGAAGGAGCAACTCTTACAATTGATGGTATGTATGCATTTTTACCATTTAGGCAATATGCACTTCAACAACAGTCATATGGTTTTTATGATAGTTGGAATATTACAAAAACTTTTTCAGATAATAATTTAAAAAGATTTAAGATTGGGGATGCTTTCTATTTAAGAGACTCTTTACAAACTGTACCGTCATATGCTGACAATGCTTCACCTGGTAACTTTTACAGGTATAAAATAAATAATCTTAAAAGATCTGACACAGTAGTTTTAAGAACTCTTACAGGTCCTAGATATAATGTAAGTGTTCCTACAGGTGTAAATAAAGGACCTGATTTATTAACTGATGATAAGTCATTAGTAACCATAGGTCAATTAGGTTTTGAAACAACTCCAGATAAAAGCTTTGGAAAAGATATTGCAAGTTATTATGGTGGTTTAAAAGTAAGAATACAAAATCAATATGGACAATTAGAATCTATAAAACAAATTGTAGTAACTCCTTGTGAACAAAAAATAAATTACACTAATCCTAATGATATAAATTACTTTGTTGAAACAGGACCATATCAGTGTGTACCTGGAACTAATAGTAACTATAATGTAAACTCTTTAACAAGAAGTCCTATATTTTTTGGTGGTGATACTTATATAAATAGATATACAGAAAAAAATACAATGTTCTTTTTTAATGATTGGTTATATGATTTTCCAAATGGATTTGAATATAATTATCTTATAAGAAGAATGTTAATTAATCCTAGATTTTGGATAAACTCACAGAAATATGATATTTCTGAAATGACACCCTCAAACTTTTTGTCACCTAGTTATCCTGGGGGTGGTTTTAGACCAAGAAACTTTTATCAATTAGATCATAATAGTTACAATTATGTAACAGATGCAGAAGGTAACTATCCTCCTGCAATTGGTTTTGGTGTTAAGAATTCTTATTTTTATTTAGCTAATTCATCTATTAAAGATTTCTATGTAGAAAGTGATGTTCTTGTAGATTTTAGAGAAGCTGGATCACAATTAGGAGAAGGTGTATATAATCCATATACTTATACAGATCTTCCAATATTATTTGATATGAATCCTCAAAATATTGTTCGGGGTGATTATAATGAATATGATTATTCTTTAAGTGTAAGCAAATTATATAATCAATATTTTTCGTCTGGTAATTTACAATCTAGATATTATGATCCAAATATATCTAAATTATGTTATACATATTTTCCAGATAGAATTTATTATTCCTTACAACAACAAGAAGAAAATTTTAGAGATAGTTGGTTTGTATACTTACCTAATAATTATAAAGAATTTAAATCACAAATTTCAGGTGTTAAGTCTATAAATAAAAGTGGTATTTTAATTACTTTTAAAAATGATAGTCCTATAATGTATCAAGGAGTAGATACACTTCAAACAAGTTCAAATACTAAAATAACAATTGGTGACGGAGGTTTATTTTCACAACCACAACAAGCTGTAATTAATTCTGATAAATCATATGAATATGGTTCTTCGCAAAATAGATTATCTGTAATAAATACTCCTGCAGGATTATATTATGTATCTCAAAATCAAGGAAAAATATATCAATATGCTGGTGATAGTTTAAAAGAAATATCACAAATAGGATTAAAGTGGTGGTTTACTTTATTTTTACCTTATAAGTTATTAGAAGATTTTCCTAATTATCCATGGCAAGATAATCCTGTTTCTGGAATAGGTATTCAATCTATATATGATAATCAAAATTCTGTATTATATTTTGCTAAAAAAGATTATAAGTTAAAACCAATAGAGCAAAGACCTGCTGGAATAGTTCAATATGTACCTTATGTAAGTACAGGTAAATATAAAGGTAGGGGTGATTACTTTACAATAGGTAATAAAGGTCGGTATTTATTAGGGGATCCTGTTTTGTTTGAAGGTGCTTCATGGACTATAAGTTTTGATCCTAAAAATAATTATTGGATTAGTTTTCATGATTGGCATCCTGACTTAGTATTTCCTACTAAAACTACTTTTATATCTTCTAAAAATAATACTCTATGGACACATAATTATCTTTGTAATAATTTTTGTAACTTCTATGGTACACCATATCCTTTTGAAATAGAAATACCTATTATTACTGGACAGACAGTTACCACAATTAAATCTATAGAATATATATTAGAATGTTATAAAAGAAAACCTGATAATTGTGTAGATCAGTTTCATGTATTAGATTATAATTTTGATAAAGCTGTACTATACAATTCAGAACAAGTTTCAGGTTATTTAAATTTAAATATATATCCAAAAAATAATGTAACTTTAAGCTTAGAGTATCCTAAGTTTAATTCTATTATACCAACTATAATTGATGATACAGTAGTAGGTTTACCTGGATTTGATATACTTTTTTCAAAAGAAGAAAATAAATACAGGTTTAATCAATTTTGGGATATAACTAAAAATAGGGGAGAGTTTCCAATTGGATCAGGTTATCCTCCTCAAGGACCACTGGTACCTGGTACCACAGAATTACTTGGTAATTATGTTGATGAAAATATTTGGATTACAAGAGCAGATGGTTACAGAAAAGAATTAAACTTAGTTAATTTAGATTTTAATAAATCACAATTACAAAGAAAAAAATTAAGACATTATTTGAATATTTTATTTTTGAAAAAAGAGATTTCAGATGATGTCAACATGATAATTAAAATAACAAATAGTAAAAATCAAATATCCATTAGATAATGGCTTACAATAAAAAAATATTATCTGATATAATAAATAAAGCTACTAAAGCTAAAGGTATATCTAAACCTAAAGATATTGATTACAATTCTAAAATGGGTTATAGAGATGACTCACCTTTTAGAAATAAATCTTCTATTGATATTAATACACCAAATGGTACAATAGATATGTCTAATACTGGTAAACCTCTTCTTGCTAATGGAAGATATTTACCGCCTTATTCAGGTACTCATCAGTTTAATACAAATGTAGTTACTGAGCAACCATTACAAGCTAAAAAAGGAGGTTTAGTACAAATGCCTAAACCAA